CGGCAACCCGCTCGGCAACCGGCGCGGCAACCTACTCGGCAACCGACGCGGCAACCGACGCGGCAACCTACTCGGCAACCTACTCGGCAACCGACGCGGCAACCCGCTCGGCAACCGGCGCGGCAACCGGCGCGGCAACCTACTCGGCAACCCTCTCGGCAACCTACTCGGCAACCGACGCGGCAACCGACGCGGCAACCGACGCGGCAACCTACTCGGCAACCGACGCGGCAACCCGCTCGGCAACCGGCGCGGCAACCGGCGCGGCAACCTACTCGGCAACCGGCGCGGCAACCGGCGCGGCAACCGGCGCGGCAACCCGCTCGGCAACCCGCTCGGCAACCGACGCGGCAACCCGCTCGGCAACCCGCTCGGCAACCGACGCGGCAACCGGCGCGGCAACCGACGCGGCAGCTGCTTGCGAAGATTTGGCGGGTTTTGGGGGTCTGAAATGCGCGCAGCGATGGTCGGCGGCGTATCAGGGGGGAAATATGTGGGCGTCTTATGATTGCTATCTCTCCGCATGTCGCGACATTTTAGGCTTGAGATTACCTGTTCACGAGAAGTATGCGGCTTGGGAACAGTGTGCAATTGAAGGCGGTTTCCGTGTCATGCACGAAGATTTCTGTATGGTGAGTGATTTTCCTGAGATTTTGAAAGTCGACAACGAAAACCGCCCACATTGCGAAAACGGTCCCTCTCATCGGTGGCGCGATGGGTGGAGCCTGTATTACTGGCACGGCGTGGCAATTCCGGGAGAATGGGTGAGCGGCAAGCCACCTTCTGCGAAAGAAGCGCTTACCTGGTCGAACATCGAACAACGCCGCGCGGCGTGTGAAATTGTCGGCTGGTCAAAAATCCTCAACGAACTGAATGCTCGGGTTATTGACGAAGACGGTGACGAGGAAATAGGAACGCTGCTCGAGGTCGACTTACCAGACTCCGGCCGTGAGCGTTTCTTGCAAGTGAAATGTGGCACAGGTCGCCAGTTTGCACTTCCCGTCCCGCCGAACATGAAGACCGCAATCCAGGCAAACGCATGGACCTACGGTCTTGACCCTAAAGATTTTTCACCCGAAGTACGTACTTAACCAAGGAGTATTGAAATGAAGACTTTTAACAAAATGGCAGCACAAGGGGACCTGATGATCATTCGTATCGAATCCATCCCGGCTAACGCTGTAGCAGTTACAGCCGAAAAAGGGCAATTCGTCGTCGCCCACAGCGAAACGGGTCACAACCATGTGATCGAAGCACGGCCTAACGTGCGGCTGCTGACGACAGGCGATCCTATGATGTCGTATCTGCAGGTGATCGAAGCAACGGACGCGACCGAAACGTTGTTGGAGCATCTGCGCAGCTATGACACGCACGAAACGATCAAGATCACCCCCGGCAATTACGAAATCCGCCGGCAACGCGAATACTCGCCGGAAGGCTGGCGCCGCGTCGAAGACTAAGTCCTACGCCTCATAGGAGAACACCATGAAATCGACCGCCTTTTTATTTTTAACATGTTTTTGCCTGTCAGCCGGGGCGGTCGATTTTGAAATGGGCGTAGGTGGTGCGCACTACGATAAAAAGGCTGACGGTTACTGGTATCAGGAAGGTTTCCAGAACAGCCTGCAGTTGACTCCGACAGCGGTGGAGATCGGGGTAACGGGTGACTTGTGGCGTCGTCCAGGTTACGGTCTGGCTTATCACGTCGATTGGGTATATTTGGGCGCGGTCCATACCCAGGCGGTGGCCACACCGGATGATGCGAATTATGATGTGGGCGCCAAGAAGTGCAACGGGAAGTGCCTGCCGTTGGCAAATTTTGTAGGCAGCGGTCACGACCAAGGGGTTTTGTTTTCGGTAGAGCCCTACGTCGTTATAAATGGCTGGCGGCTAGGCGCTGAGATCGGGCCCTACCTGCACAAGCCCCTGTTCTCGGAAGTTGTCTACGACTGGCAGCCGAACCCGAGTGTACCGCCGCAAACGGTGTATGCACGGAACATGAATCGTTGGGTGTGGAGTTCGATGTACGGGCTGTCCGTCGGGCGCAATAACTTCACGCTGTCGTATCAATATTTTTCCAATGACGGGGTAAAGAATGACTCCTCCTCCACAATCTGGAAGCACACGCATTTGTTGTCATTGAAGTACAAATTCTAAGGAGAAAAGTAATGTCGCTCGAATCAAGCATCGAAATGTTGGCGCAGGCTATTAACGAACTCGCGGCCGCGCATCGTGGGGGAGGGACATCATTGGACGTGGCGCCCAAGGCGCTCACGCGAATGGAAGAAAAAATAGAACAACGCGCAACGGAAATTGTGAACGCCGACAAGAAAAAGGAAATCGGTGAAAAAAAGTCTGCGGAAGCGCCTACGACCGACAAGTCGTCGAAAGCGTCTGCACCGACTACCGAGTCATCTTTGCCAGAGCCGACTTACGACGACGTGAAAAAGCTGATCCTGGCGATCTCGGCTAAGAGCCGGGATAAGGTCGTCGCGTTGCTTGCGCGTTATGGCGCCAAGAAAGGCCCTGATCTGAAAGAAGATCAGTACGCGCTGTTCGTGCACGAGGGCAATCTGGTATTGTCCGGTGACCTGGATCCGGAAGCGGGGGCGTAATGCAACCCCTCTATTTTATCGGTCAACGGGTTATTTATAGCAATGAAATAGCCGTCATTTGCAATCCCCCGAAAGGACGAGAACGCGCAGACCAGTGGCGCATATGGATAAACAGGCCCGCAGTTGGCTACGAATCTCTTGTTTCAGCGGGCAATGTAAAACCACTTCCGGGGGGTCAATTATGACCGAAGAATACCACGCGCTTCTCAGCCCCTCGGGCGCGGCCAAGTGGGTCAACTGCGCAAATTCCTTGGCCGCCGAAGCCGACCAGCCTGACATTCGGGATACGACAGCTGCAGATCTCGGGACCGATAAACACGAACTGCTGGCGGCTTGCCTTACGTCTAAATTATCGGCGCAAGGCTTGATCGGTAGCATCATGGCGAAGGGCAACACTGTCGATCAGGAATTCGCTGACCAGGTGCAGCAGGTTCTGGACAATATCGCGGACAGGGTACAGGCGTATAAGCTGGCCGGCGCCGAGGTCCAGATCGAGGTCGAGCAGGATGTGCCTATTTCACAAATCACAGGTGAGGTAGGTGCCACCGGCCGCGCTGACGTGGTGCTGATCGCCACTTGGCCGGACGGGCGCGCTGAGATTTGTCCTATCGACGCCAAGTTCGGTTACAAAGAAGTCGAGGTCGAGAACAATCCGCAGCTCATGCTGTACGCCGCCGGCGCGCTGGAAAAATTCGGCTTGGTTGCGGATTTCCAGACCGTAACAGCGGTGATCGACCAGCCGGCTATCGGTGCGCCTACTGAGTGGTCTTTCAGCGTCAAGGACCTGCAGGACTGGATCGACCTCACGGCCGCCCCCGCCGCCGGTCGCGCGGTGTTGATCCACCACATGCGCGACCAGCGCGCACTGAAAGCCGAGGACTTCAACCCTGGCGCCAAGCAGTGTGAATGGTGCCGTGCTAAGGGCGTGTGCCCTGCGCGCTCGGAGAAAGTGAAAGAGGTGATCGGATTGGACTTCGACGCCATGCACCCGCCAGCGGAAGTGACCCTGCTGTCAAACAACGATCTGGGCGACATCTGGCCGGCGCTGGACTTCATCGAGGATTGGACCAAAGCCGTGCGCGGCCGCATTGAATACGAGCTGCTGCAAGGCCGCGAAGTGCCGGGCACGAAGCTGGTGGAAGGGCGCAAGGGTAATCGGTCTTGGGACTCGGATGAAGACGCGGAAAAACTGCTCAAATCCTTCCGGCTCAAGCAAGAGGAAATGTACAGTTTCAAACTGCTCGGCCCCAAACCGATTCTGGACCTGTTGAAAGACCAGCCGCGGCGCGCCAAGAAAGTCGAGGGCATGATCACGCAAAAGTCGGGCAAGCCGCATGTGGCCCATGTATCGGACAAGCGCACCCCGCTTGAAATCAAACCCCTGGTTGATGAATTTAACCCCGTCGATCCCGGTTCGGATCTAGTTTAAGGAGAAACAAAAATGAGAGTGAAATTGAACGATGTCCGGATAGCTTTTTGCTCCTCTGTGTTCGAGCCCGAGCAATACCAGGGCAAAGGCCCTTTCCGGCACAGCGCTACGTTCTTGGTCGAGCCCGGCTCGGCGAACGACAAGGCTATCCTGAGCGCGATTGAAACCGAGGCCAGGGCCAAGTGGCCGAAGAAGTGGCAGGCCATGCTGGAATCGATGCGCGGCAATTCCAACAAGTTCTGCTACCAAAAGGGCGACCTGAAAGAATACGAAGGTTTCCAAGGAATGATGTATATCGGCACCCACCGCAAGCAAGCTGACGGCCGGCCGCTGCTTATCGACCAATACAAAAACGCGCTGGTGCCAAAAGACGGCAAGCCGTACGCCGGCTGTTACGTGAACTGTTCTTTCGACATCTACGCCCAGGACGGTGAGAACAGCGGCATGCGCGCCGGCTTGATGGGTATCCAGTTCCTGCGGGACGGGGATTCGTTCGGCGGCGCCGGCAAGATCGACGAAGACGAATTCGACAGCATCGAAGCCCCTAGCGACGACCTGGCGTAACTTGTGGCCCGGGAGACCGGGCCTTTTCTCTTAGGAGGCCCTCATGAAACCGATTATGACGCCCGAAAATATCGAAGTGGTGCTGCGTATCGCCAAGGAAGGTGGTACGCGAAACGACGTGCAGGAGGCGCTTGGTCTTTCTAAAGGCATGGCACGTGTTCTCGTGGAGCGCTGTGTTCGAGACAATCTCATCGGTCAAATGGCCGCCGGTTGCCACCAGCCGTACCGGCTTACACCGCGCTGGTCGGACTCGCAGGAAAAGGATTGGTGGGACACGGAGCCGACAGAGGAACAAAAAAAAACCAGCTGGAAAGAACTGGTTCGAGGGGTGGGCCGGCGCTCCGTGTTTAGGACTTTAGAGAGGATAGATCATGTTTTATGTGAAAGAACTCGGCGGAAAGACGATGCCAGTCACCACCACCACCACTTTCCTCGCAGCGTGCAAATGGTGCGTTGCTGCTGAAAAAAGGGGAGACACTACCAGTTATGGTATCTGGAGCCGTAACACACCGACAAAAAAAACGCCTAACCCTTCTAACGTTCTCGAAGCTGAATTCGAAGTCGATCTGACATGAAAAAACTGTGGTGGGATCTGGAAACGTACAGCGGAGTGCCGATCAACAACGGCACACACGCTTACGCCGAGAACGCCGAGGTCATGCTGTGGACATGGGCGGTGGACGACGAGCCGGTACGTTGTTGGGATCTCACCACAGGCTCCCCGATGCCGGGGGCTTTGATCGAAGCTATCACGGAATGCCCTGAATATTGGGGTCAAAATAGTGGTATGTTTGACAACACTATTTTAAGTCATGCGTTGCCGGGTATTTACAGCATGATGCACCGAAACAAGCATCGTGATCTCATGGTGCAAGCCCTGTGCCACGGCCTGCCGGGTAGCCTCGACAAGCTCTGTGAGATTTTCAAGCTGCCCGAAGACATTGCCAAGCAAAAACGCGGCAAGCAGCTGATCCAGTTGTTTTGCAAGCCCCGGCCCAAGAACCAGAAAACGCGCCGCGCAACCCGGGAAACGCACCCGGTTGAATGGGCTGAATTCATCGAGTACGCCAAGTCGGACATTACTTCGATGCGCGCACTGCAGCCGAAAATTCCGCAGTGGAACTACCCGAACAACAAGTTCGAGCGGGATCTCTGGCACCTGGACCAGGAGATCAATCAACGCGGCGTCTACATCGACCTGGAGCTGGCGCAAAAAGCGATTGAAACGGTAGACATCGCCCAGGCCGGTCTGGCGATCCAGGTGCAGGAAGCCACAAGCGGCGTCATCCAGGCCGCCACGCAGCGCGATAAGCTGCTCGGGCATATCCTGGCTGAATATGGTATCTCGTTGCCTGACATGAAAGCGGATACGCTCGAGCGCCGGCTGACCGATCCCGATCTCCCGGACGGGGTCAAGGATTTGATCCATATCCGGCTCCAAGCATCTACCAGCTCAGTGAGCAAGTACAAGCGGATTGTCAAAGGCATCTCGTCGGACGGCTACATGCGCGGGTTGCTGCAGTTTTCCGGCGCCAGCCGCACACAGCGGTGGGCCGGCCGCCTGCTGCAGCCTCAGAACTTCTTGCGGCCGACGTTGCCGCAAGCTGATATCGATATTGGTATCGAAGCCATCAAGTTAGGCTGCGCTGACTTGATCGTCGATAACGTCATGGAGCTGACGGCAAACTGCATGCGTGGCGTCATCATCGTACCGCCCGGCAGGAAGCTGGTAGTGACCGACTTGTCCAATATCGAAGGCCGCGCCGCCGCCTATCTGGCCGGCGAGAAATGGAAGTTGCAGGCGTTCCGTGATTTCGACGCCGGCACCGGCCCGGATCTGTACAAGCTGGCATACGCCCGGTCCTCGCGCATCGACCCCGAAGACGTGGACAAGGCGCAACGCCAGATCGGCAAGGTGCAGGAACTCGGGCTCGGATATGGTGGCGGTGTGGGCGCTTTCCTGACGTTTGCAGCGACTTACGGCCTTGACCTGGACGACATGACCGACGCCGTGATCGATTCGATTCCTGCTGCGATCTGGCGCGAAGCTCAGGGCTTCCTAGAGTGGGCCAAGGAAACCAAACGCCCGATATTCGGGCTGACCGATGAGGTGTTCTGCGTCTGCGAATCGTTAAAACGGCTGTGGCGGCAAACAAATCCGAAAATTGTTGCCATGTGGGACGAACTGGAAGACGCAGCGCGCCAGGCGATTTACAAGCCTGGCGTGGCGTTCCCCGTCGGCATGGTGCATTTCCGGCGTGACGCAAACTGGCTGCGCATGATGCTGCCGAGCGGGGATTGCCTGGCGTACCCCTCGCCGCGCGTCGACAATAGTGGCGGAATCAGCTATGCCGGCGTGAACCAGTACAGCAAGCAGTGGTCGCGGGTCAAGACCTACGGCGGGAAGTTTTTCGAGAATCTGTGCCAAAAGTTTGCCCGTAACGTAATGGCGCACAACATGCCGGAAATCCAGGCGGCCGGCTACGATATCCGGCTGACGGTGCACGATGAGTTGATTACGGACGCGCCCGACGTACCGGAATTCAGCCACGAGGATTTGTCCCGGCTATTGGCCCAAAATAAGCCCTGGACAAAGGGACTGCCGCTGGCGGCCGCGGGATTCGAAGCGTATCGCTACAGAAAAGATTGACAGGTGTTCAGCAACTGCTATAATCAAGTCGCAGCATAACAATTACAGGAGCAGGAATCATGAAAAACTTTTTACAGCGCCTCATTCTCCGCCGCCGCATCCGCAGCATCGCCGCCCATCTGAACGCTCTTGACCGGGACCGCGCCAATATCGAGCAGTCCACGCTCTACTATGAGCAGCTGTGCCGCGACACCCACGTTAAACTGTTGAAACTCCAGCTCGGGAAAGCCAGCCATGCTTAAACTCAAACACTTTTTTCGTAGTTTTTTAAGGGCTTTAGCGACGGTAGGTTGGTGGTTTTTCGCCTCTAGTATTTTGATCCCAGGGTTTTTTGCTTTTTTAGTAGTTTTTATACCCTGTTTAGGTTTAAAAACCGTCTTGCAGCTGGTAGAAGTCTTAGCTGTCGGCGCAATTTGGGTTCTCGAACAGATTTTAGGACTATCAGCGCTCCTCTACGTGTGGCTGGAAGATCGGGTGTTCGGTGCGTGAATCACTGGTCGAGGCGTATTTCAAACGTCGCGTCAAGGAAACCGAGGGGCTGTCCCGCAAATTTGTCAGCCCCGGCCGGCGGGCGATGCCTGACCAGCTGGCAATTTTCGAACCGTTCGGCAAGGTCTTCTTTGTCGAGTTGAAAGCCCCGGGCAAAGAACCACGACCGGATCAGGTGCGCGAACACAAGCGCCTGCGCAAGATGGGCTGTGAAGTGTGGGTGATCCATAGCTACGAGGAAGTGGACCGTTTCATTAACTACATTGTTTTAGGAGGGGCCAAGAGATGAATTTCTGTAAGGACTGCACACGGTTCAACCCGTTCGACCCGTTGTACTCAAGGCCAAGTTGCAACTGGATGGGGCCGGCCGTAGTGCTCGATCCAGTCTATGGTAACCCGGTCATGCTGGAAACCGATCCGCGAACGAGCCGTCAGGATACCGCGAAGTGCGGACCGGATGCTGCGGGGTTTGACCCGATCATCGTAGATGTTCCTGCAGATCCCGCCACGCCGGCTGCAGTATGACCCGTAAAATTTACGTGCCCCGCGGCTACCAGGAACTGATCACCGATTTCGAAGTTGAGACCCTGCGCGCCAACATTTTTGCGGGGATGGGTCTCGGAAAAACGGTGTCGACCATGACGGCGCTGGAGCGCTTGTACATGTCGGGTGAAGAAACACTGCCGACATTGGTCATCGCCCCGTTACGGGTAGCGCAGTCAACCTGGCCGGATGAGGCGAAGAAGTGGGCGCATCTTCGCAACATTGAAGTGCAGACTATTTTAGGCCCAAAGGAACGCCGCACCGTGGCGCTGAATAACCGGAATGCTTCTGTTTTCACAACGAACTATGAAAACCTACCGTGGCTTGTGGATTACTTCAAACACAACCCGAAACCGTGGCCGTTTGGGACAGTTGTCCCCGATGAATCGACGAAACTCAAAAGCACTCGGATCAGTACACAAACGAGTAAAAAAGGCACTGAATTTATCAAGAAAACAGGGGGTAGTATCCGAGGCCGCGCCCTTGCCGAGGTGGCGCACCGCAAGGTCCGGCGCTGGCTCAACCTCACCGGGACTCCTGCGCCAAATGGGCTCAAAGACCTCTGGGGGCAACAGTGGTTCGTGGACGGGGGTTCTCGGCTCGGCCGCTCGTACACAGCATTTACGCAACGCTGGTTCAAGCCTAGTTATGACGGCTTCGGCGTGGAGCCGCTGCCCGGCGCTCAAGAAGCTATACAAGCGGCGATAGCGGACTGCTCACTGAGCCTGGAGGCGAAGGACTGGTTCGATATCAAGGAACCGATCAAGAACGTGATCCCGGTCCACATGCCGGCAAAAGCGATGCAGCAGTACCGCGACATGGAAAAGAAGATGTTCCTGGAACTCGAGGCGGAAGTCGAGATCGAGGCATTGAACGCAGCAGCAAAGACGCAAAAATGCCTACAACTGGCAAACGGTGCGATTTACACCGACGACTCACACAACTGGCAGGAGATACACGATGCAAAACTACAAGCCCTTGACGACATTATGGAAGAGTCTGGTGGTGCTCCTGTGCTGGTTGCTTACCATTTTAAGCACGACCTTGCGCGCATTCGCCACGCTTTCCCTCATGCTCGTGCTCTGGACAGTGATCCTTCCACTATTACTGATTGGAATAATGGGCGAATTCGGATGTTGCTTGCTCATCCGGCTTCTGCGGGGCACGGCTTGAATTTGCAGGACGGGGGCAACACACTGGTGTTCTTCTCGGTGAACTGGAACCTGGAAGAACACCAGCAAATTATCGAACGCATCGGCCCGACCAGGCAGATGCAGGCCGGGCACGACAGGCCGGTGTTCATCCACTACATTCTGGCGCACGGCACGTTAGACTACGACGTGTTAGACCGCTTGGAAACAAAACGCAGCGTGCAGGATTCGCTGTTAAACGCAATGAAAAGGAGAAAATCATGACTGAAATTGAACGGGTGGTATCGTGTTTGCGTGACGATTTCGACATTCTCACGACGAGAGTTATTGCGCTTGAACGCGCCCGAGAAGCCGCTATCGCGAAGGAATACGGTATTGGATTGCCTGTTGTGAACCGCACCCAGGGTTTCGTGTCCTTGAACAAGATCGGCGCGGCGCCCGTCATGACCGGCGTTCTTGGTCCTGACAGCAACGCCAAGAGGATCATGGATTACAAAAACTTCATCGAGGCTTTGTTGGATCTCGACTGTTACGGCTTGAATGTCACGGAAGAAGTGCGCAACGCCGCGCGCAAGGTCCTGGGGCGGTAACATGTCCAAGGTTTTCGCCACCGATAACGTAGCGCTGTCCGTGATCGCTGCTCACGAGCAATTTACCCATGTCGTGGTGAACCGCTCGTACCAGCTCATGAACCCGGTGTATTTCAAAAGCGGGCTGATCGCCCACTTGCCGGTGTTCATTTACGCGGACTGGGATAAAGCGTCGTTCGGTCAGCTGGCGAAGTGGCGGGAGAATGGCGGTGTCCTGATCGACCGATCCAGCTCGTCTTATGGGCTTGACAGTCACGATGCCCTGATCCACGTGGAGTGTCCCTCGGCTGTGCGCACGTTGGACTGGTCACGGATCCATACCGAGCAGCAGGCAGTGGTGTTCAAACCCCCTAGCTGGCGGTCGCATTTCGAGACATTGGAGTTGAAAATTCCTTCTGTCGAATCGTGCCGGAAAATATGGGATGTGCTGCGCGATATACCGGAGCGCGCCGGCGCGGCCGCCATCTCCAAATACCCGGATAGCCTGCGGGTAATGACGGACAGCGAACTGTGCACGGCCAGCGGGTTATCGCCGCAGCATGTCATGTACATGCGGCACACGTTGCGGCCGCAAGAGGTGTGGTGCGCAAAACTACGCATCCGGCCGGAGGATGCAGCGCTGGCCCAGGTGTGGGACTGGATCGAGCAAATGGAAGCTGTGAATGGCGTGCGCCAGTTCGTGAAAATCGGTCAGCCTATGCAACCGTGGCGCCGGTCGGTGAAAGAGATGGCGCGCCAGGGCCATATCAGCCTGACTCGGTTACACGTGTACCCTGTTGCGGAACCGAATTTCGATAAGATCCAGAAGCTGCACGATACAGCGTTTATCGATTTGCAAGAGATTCAACGGTATGTTGAGGCACTACCCGTTCATCCGTCAACGTAACGACTGTCGTGCGTATCTCACGGATCCGGGGCGCGTTGGCCTGGTAGAGTTGGTTCAGCTCGGCCAGCGCCGCCTCGGCCTCGCCCCCATGGCCGGTATGCGAAGCCCCACCCCGTAGCGCGACGGCCGCATCCAATTTCACTTTAGCCATGGCCGCCGATTCACCGATAGGCATCATTGCCAGGTTGTGGATCTCGTTCAAACCGTCCAGTTTGTAGGATCGGGACAGGATCGTAACTTGCGTCTCGAACTGCTCCGCGCTCATGCGGTCGTAACTGGGATCGTTCTTGACCTGCTCCACGGTCGAGGCAAAGGCTTGTAGGAGCGGTGACCGCCGGATGTACTGATCCAGTTCGCGCACCGTGCAATCGAGCGCACAGGCAGCCAGGAACAGGTCGCCCTTGGCTTCGGTGAGCACTGTCTTGATGGAGGCCTCGGAAATCAGACCGGAACGCATGGCGCGGCGCATATCGATCCTTAGAAAGTGAGCCCTTTGGCGTAACCCAGAGCCTGGAGCGCCGGCAGTTGTTTCTTGAGCCGGCCAGCGCCGATGTCGGTACGGTAGAACGGGCTATTCGGAATTTTAACCTTTTTGATCGCGGTATAGGCAGATCGGCGCGCGCCGGTGATCGTTTCCCCGGATCCGGTGCACACCAGCACGTAATCGCCGGCGGTCACCAGGGACGGCAGGTCGACCACCTTGCCGTTGACCTCGACCGGCGCTTCACCCATCATGGCTTCGGACAGGTGAATATGGTTCATGTCATCGGCGCCATAAAGAGGGATACCACAAAGTTCCTTATTCGTGATCTTGGAATACGGGAAATCGGGTAGGGCCATGACCACGGAAATACTGACCTGGTCGACGATAGGCTTCAACGTATCCTTGCCGTTGATCTTGTCCAGCATCCACTGTGCGGGGTCGCCTTCGTGGAGCGAATTCAGGTTGTGCCGGATCGGCCAGCCATCACGCATGGTCCATTCCAAAGGCCAGGGAGTACCGGATTCATCGATCATGCAGTTATTATCGACGTAGCCGACGTAACCGATTTCCTTCAAGCGATCGGTTGCCGGCAGCAGCACTTGGTCGGCCAGCTTGGAGTGTTTCACGTAGCGCACCGTGGTGCCCATTTCGCCAGTATTAACGCCTAAATCGCCGTTCATGAGTTTTTTGTTCTCGAAGTTTTCGACGAAATACTTGCTCCAACCATCGGGACCGAACCACCCGCCGCAAGCCATTTCCATACCGGAAATCTTTTCCTGGAGAATAAACCCTTCCCCCTTGGCCGATTTCCGGTATTTGTCGATCTTGTTCCAGCGCCCTAACATGTAGACCAGATCGGCGGCGCTGTCAGCAACGTAGGATAGGGCGCGCTCCCCGTCACCCGAGGGCTTGGACACGAACGCCTTGCCTTGTTTCTTGACATAGGCGATGGCGCTGTCGTAGTCGTGGAATGTCTTGCCCGGGATGATCTGCATACCGCAGTCTTTCATGACTTGCTGCCCGACTTCCCGATCCAGTTCCCACTCCCGGGCCGCTAGGTTGCAACCGAAAATCGGGTATCCGATCCGTTGATAGGGGTCCAGCATGTCGACGTAGTGGGTGTTGTCGGGAAGATAAATCAAATCGGCCCACCCGATCCACTTCTTGCGCAGGGAATCGAAATCGGTGATCTTCTTGATCATGCCCTCGCCGGCACGGCGGTGTGTGCCATCGGGACGGGGTTTGTCGTACCACATGACCTCATGCCCCCACAGCTGGCAACGCATCGCCCAATCCAAGGCGTTAGAGCCGACATCGATAATTAGTATTTTCATTTAGCATCTGCTATAGTAAAGACTCATTTAACAGGAGGTTGCCGTGCGCAAAATATTCGAATTCTGTTTCGGGGTGCTTTACTTCTTCGTTCTTTTCAAGATCATCCAGATATACACCACGGGCGATTTCATCCCGGCGGTGCTTATCGGTGGCGGGTATGGCGGCTTCACCGGAATGATCTACGAACAAATTCTAAAACGCCGCCGGCTCAAGACCCAGGCGGCCGCTCAAGAAGACGCTGCGTAATACCTGGACCATATCGGTTGTAGAGGTTCGCACCACCGTACAGCGCTGCCCCTCCGGGGATAGTCGCCGCAGCTGGCAGCGCGTAAGCACCACCCGCACCTGCTACGCCTGTTAGAACTTTCTGCACTAAACCGCGTTCAGCCGTACCGCTCGACGCCGGCTCTTTCAGGAACCGTTGCCCGATGTCAGCAAGTTTGCCCAGATCGCCGGCCGCGCCCTTGGCCGCAAGCGATTTCCCCGCCTTGGTGCCGGTGATCGCGCCCAGGAGCGCAGACGGAGGGATGTCACCCGTAGGCGATTTGGCGACTAAACTTTCCAGCGTCTTGCCGGCGGCGTATTGGCGGCGGGCGGCGGTAAGCGCAGCCATGTCTTCCTTGCTGAGGTTCGCTTTCATCGCGTCCTGGATCGTGTCCTGCATCTCGCCAAGGGCGAATTTCAAGTCCCCGTTGGCGGTGGACCGGATCTGATTGCCGAGCTTGGTGTTGATCGTGCGCAGTGTTTTGCCCGGCAGGACGCCGCTTTCGGACTTGCTGATAATTTCGTTGATGTAGCTGTCAACCACCTTAGCCACGTCCGAAGTCTGGAAACTGGCGGCTTCTTGCGCGTTCTGACGCAGCGCACCGATAAAGTCAGCGTTCAACGGGATGTTGGTCTTTTCGGCGATATCGCCGATGGTGCTGCCCGACTTCTTCATCGCGTCGTTGTAAGCCTTGCGGGTCAGCTTGTCGCCCTCGCCGCCGATGGTCTTCAACACGTTGCGGTTGAACACGGCCTGGTTGCTGTCGATCGCGCTGCCGGAGAAAGGGACGTGGGACGACAGCTCACCGGCGATCTTGCCGTACTTGCTGCCGTACACCTGGTCAGGCCGCAGCCGGAAGCCCATGGAATGCGCCTCACGTGCCAGGGCGCGGGTTTCCGGATCGATGGCAGGGAGCGTGCTTAGTGCCGCCTTGCTCAACGTCTTGCCGGTCTTGGATGCACCTTCACTCAGCGCTTCGGCGCCGAGGTTCACCGCGCGCGGTATTTTCGGAATCTGGCCCATGGCCACTTCCGGCGATAGCCCGGCCAGCTTGCTTTCATCAAACGCGCTCCCGAGGCGCTGCGTGTATTCCTGCCCGGCTGCGGTGCGCGGCTCGTAGGTGTGTTCTTTGGTGAACTTGTTCGCCACGTCAGCGGCCTGCGCCACGCCGGCTTGTGTGCCGTACTTACCGCCTGTTACGCCCTGAGCGATACCCTTGACCTGGCCGGCGATGCCGGCGGGGATGGCGGTGCCGACGGTCAACGCTGTCTCGCCCAGGCCCGTCAGCACATCGCCCCCGGTGCGGGGCTTGCCGGTGTCCGGTGCTGGCGCCAGGCGCGGCTTCGGTGCGGTGGCGTTTGTGGAGGGGATCTGCGCAGCAGGACCCGGAGGCGGTGCGGAACCGAGTTGCTGTTGCAGGATACCGAACGCCTGTTCCTTGGTGGCGCCGTCGGGGCCTTCCACATCGTAAGTCTTGCCCTCGGGCGAGGTGAAGGTAAATTTCGGCATGTCAGTGTTCCTTGACCGACCAGCCGGAAGGAATGGCCGGTGTTTCGCCTTCCGGTGCGCGGCCGGAAATACGGGACTTTTGCGCGTTCATAACTTCCTTAGGCGCGCGGCGGGCTGCCGACATCTCTTTCTCCATCATCCCCGTTACCGCGTTCAACTGCTCCGGTGTATTGGCGGTGGACAGCAATTCCCGGGCGTGTTCCTTGTCGTGTACCGTCGGCGTGCCGGAAGGGCTGATCGCCCGGGCGTAAGCGTTAATCGAGGTATTGAGCGCCGTACCCAGTGCCAATACACGGGGGTCACCCGTACCCGTTTGCGCGGCTTGTAATGCGCGATTGACACCGGGAAATTGAGTACGGTCTAGTGCTTCCGACGCTTGGCGCACTAGAGGGAAGGTTTTCTGTGCTTCGGCGGCGGCCAATTCAACGTTGGTCGCTTTCGTGCCTGCGGTACGGGCGCCGGCTTTCTCGCCTTGGTAACCGACATTGGCGGCCGCGACATCGGCGCCAGTGCCCCCCTCACCACGCGTTTGCCGCATGACTTCACGGCGCAGGGCAATGATGTTTTTCGCGCCTTGGGCGCCGCGGCCAAGGTTCTGATACACCGAAGTGTCGCCGGCGCGGGCCTGCTCAGCCAGGAATTTCAGGTCTTCGGGGGTGAACTTGGCGTCATCCCCCGCACCGGCGCCCACCATCTGCTTACGGATGGCGATGGACTCCTGGCGCATCGCCATGGAATCGGCATGCGCACGTTCGCGGTCGATACGGTCCAGGGAGCGGTCTTGAGCCCGTTGATCGGCTTCGCGTTTCTTTTCTTCCAGGTTGTCGCGGACGTTTTTCAACTGCTCCCGTTTCAACTCGTTCGTGAACTGCTGCTGCACCTGAGTCGCTTGTAGCTTGGCCTGGGTATCGAGCAACGGTTGCAGCTGCTGCAAACCCGCCATGAGATCCGCGCCTTTTAGCCCCTGGTCGGACAGCAGTTTTACCGCGTGTTCGAACGACAACGGCCCCGGCTGCTGTTGCGGGGCTTGTAGTCCTTGGGGTGGAGGCGCGATCATACCGCCCTGTGGCTGCTGCGCCGGCGGGGAAGTCGGCATCGGCCGGTAAGGGGGCAGCTGTTGGGGTTGCTGCATCCCCTGTTGCGGCATACCGCCACCTTGTTGCATCGGCGGCTGGCCTTGGGGCATGCCTTGCGGTGGAGGCGGCAACATGCCCTGACGCGGTTGCATCATAGGCTGTGACGGTTGCCCTGGCATCGGGGGTTGTGGCGGCGGGGCGCCGGATTGCTGTGCAGGTGAAGGAGGCGGTGGCGCGAACATTTGAGGCAGCACGTTCCCTGCAGCATTGGCCGCTGCCATTTGGCGCTGGCGATCCTGCTGCTGTTGCTGAATCAGCGCTTGCCGCTGCAACGCTTCCTGCTGTTGCAACTGCATTTGCTGCTTCTGCGCTGCTTGCTGTTGGAGTTGCCCTAGATCCTTAATGTAGTAGGGCATCCCGCCGAGTCCGGCCATGTCGTGCTCCTTTAAAACCCTGACGCCAAGGTGAAGCCGCCACCCGTCGCTAGTTGCGAATTATCCGTGTTCCCGTAGATGGTGCCACTGCCCCCACCACCGAACAGATTTTGCCCCCAGCTGGAGTTACCCAAGGCGCTAATACCCTGGTTCACCAGCGCGCCGGTAGCGCCGGCGTTTTGTGAGGCAGCATTGTAAGCTTGAGACGTTGCCCCCTGACCGTAGTTCATGTACGGGATGGCCTGGCTCTGGATACCTTGAGCCTGCTGCAGCTGGTTGTTCGCCATGCCCTGCGCCGTTTGGTAGGGAATTGAACCCTGCATCCCAAGATATTGCGCCTGCTGCTGCCCCATACCGAGCGACGCCGCGAGATCGGCGTTGCCCAACTGCCCATAGCTGCCGGCCTGACCGTACAGCCCGCTGAGCGCGCTTGCGCCTTGAGTCGCCCGACCGAGTTGCTGATTCTGCCAGTCGATATTGAAATTGGACATCGCTTGGTTGTACTCCGAGCCGCCCACGGCTGAGCCGCCAAGGCCGCGCTGCGCCTGGCCGGCGTTGACCTGGTCCCCGAGCTGTTGCTGTGTCCGGTTGTACAAGGCGCTTTGTGGGTCCATCGCCAGGTTGTAGACTTGCTGACCCGCACCTTGCAGATAATTCTGGGCGCCGTAGGCACCTTGGGCCTGCTGCCCGAGCTGCTGACCGTACTGCCCCGCAGCAGTCGCCAGCGCACCGTATTGTGTGCCGCTAGTGTTCGCGGCTTGCTGATTCCAAGCCGAGTATGGATTACCTTGGTTATACACCCCGAGTTGACTGTTTTGCAGGTTCTGCCAATTCTGGTCCACAGCTCCCAAGCCTGTCGGGACGTACATGTTCGGGCTGCCACCACTCCCCCCGCCCGAGGGGCTAGGAGCCAATGCCGAGGATACTAAAGACCCCCCTACCGCCGCCGCAACACCCCAAGGCATGTTATTCCCCTTTAATCAGGACTTCGTCGATCTTTTCGGGATCGGTTTCATCGGTTGCGTGAACGCAAAGCCAGACGATGTTAGTCAATGCTGTGATTTTATGCTCTTTATTGGCTTTGATGTCGATAATGCTCAATCCGTCATAGACCTTGACTTCGCCGTTGACTTCGACAGCAGCGGAACCTGACACCAGAATGCCCCAATGATCGTAGGTGTGCTTATGCGTGTCCACGGCACTTTGCGCACGCAAAGTGGCTTCCCGGATATAAACACCGGATGACGTTACCCCATCGTCCGAGGGGAAATGATGCGTAATCCTGCTCAGCGCCGGCTGGCGGCCCAACATCTCGATAAGTCCTAAAGGGGTGAAAGCCATATCACTTCTCGCAACGAATGCAAATAATCAGGGTGATCCGGTCATCCGGGCCGTCGTTCACGACTTCGTGTTCCTTGGTGTTGTCGAAGTACCAGACCTCGCCCGGCGCCATGCTGACCGTGTCGTCCTCGACGCGGTTGATACACTGCGGGTTCGACTGCAGGACCACGTACAACTTGGTGTTGAAATGCTTGGCATGCCAGCCGTCGTCACTGTGCGGCAGGATCTTGCCGCCAGGCGGAATCTTGGTAATCATGACGCCCCCGAGCCTGGTTCCTTCCACGCGCGCCATCAAGCCCATGACAATAGGGCGGGCTTGGGGCAAGGCGTACCACTCCGGGTAAAAAATGGCGTCGTGGGGATCGTTGAACCCGGTATAGTCGCCCGTCAGTTCGTAATCCTTGACATCGTTATAGCGCAGCCAAATATCCGACATCGCCGCATGCGGGGAGCCTTCGGCATCCTTGCGGATCGTGTGACGGTTCCACAGCTTGGGCTGGCGCTGGACCGCCAGCAGCAATGGCGTTACGTCGATGCCTTGGGCGATTTTGAGTAGGTTTTTCATCTATCCTCTGTTATCCGTTTTTATATCGGGATTGGCCTGCATTTTGCCCCTAAAATAAGAGGCGATACCGAGCACAGGCGCCATGGTCGCCATAACACCGGCTTCCGCGCCGATCAGCCCTGGCAGCTGCGCCAGCACCTCGGGCTTCACCCCAAAAAACATTACCCCCAAGTAACATAGCGCCACCGTGCCCCCCGAGATCAGACCCATAATTCCGAAGCAAAAACCAATGAATGGCCGCCAACTATATGTGGGCCAGTGATCGGCCTTAGCTTCGAATTGCATGGTGGTATTGACCGCAGCAACGTTTTGCGCATCCGCAGCAATACTCGCCAATTCAACTTCCTGAGCCAGTTTCTGAATTTCATATTGCTGATCGAGCACGGCTTTCTGGAATTGCAGAGCGATATTTGGGTCGGCTTGGATAGCCGCTAACGCGGCGTTGGGCGCCGACTGCCCTGTTACGGCTTGGGCGATGCCGACAACCTTTTGCGCAACGTCCTCAGCTTTGGGGCCACCAAACAATCCCGCGATCATAGGCGCGAACTGCGCCAGAGCTAAAGCAATCGGTAGCATCATATACCTCCTATTTTCAGGTTCTTGGCAATACGGTTCGCCCACCCTTTGCCGAAATCAAGCCACGTTTTCAATGACGTAAAATACGTCAACCGCAGGCTATTCCACCGCAAAATAAATTTCAGAGGATCCGTCATGACAACAGCATTCAACGTCACCGGACCGAGTACACCGTCAGCTTTTACGCCGGCTGCGCCTTGCATCCAGATTATCGGATGCCCCCCGTTATAATTCGCGTCGAATATTTGAAACGCCACGCGTCCATCAACTTGATCCAGTTTCAACGGGTCCCAGTACAACTTTTTAGCCATGATCTTTGCTGACTCGCGTGGCAGATCGCGCATTTCACCCGAATACCCATAGGCCCGTGCTACACGCAGTGTAATACCCCACATGGTTTCACCACCGGGGTCTTTAGGATTGTTGACGTAACCGCCTTCATTACCGATCAACAAGTCAAATGCATCGTCAAAAGTGCTCATCTTCAACTACCTTTGCCTCGTGGCCTAGCCACCGCTGCACGGTCTTGGTTTCATAGATGCGGATACACCCCCACACGATGGTCACGAGTAACGAGAGAGAGGGCAGCCAGCCCGCAAACGCCGCGATCATAGTCATGATTGACAATCCGTCCCCTAGGTTCTTATCCATCGTTCCCTCCGTCCTCAAGACGTGGCGGTGTTTGCGGTCGCGCGAGTCCCACCGCTTGGTTCAACACTTCCTGCCGCTTCACCACCTCGTTGCGCATCGAGTCGACCGACGCCGCCACATTATGCGTCTGCCGGGCGCTTTCCGTGATCAACACCGGCAACCACTTTACGGCGCAGTCCCAATGGTCCATGTCCTTCGCCGTTTGCGGATCTTTGCCGATGATATGCGTGTACCACGCACATTGATGCTCGATGCACTCTTTTTTGAGCAACGGGCACACGTTTTTCATGACTTAATACCGATCACGTAATCTGACAATTTAACCTGAGGCGTCGTAAATGTCGGGGTAACGGCCGTACCAAAACCTGTAGCGTCCATCGTAATCCCCGTGGTAGCCGTTGCTGTATTTTGCGCTGAGGTCTGCCCCGTGCCGCTGCCGCCCACACCCACGCCCCCCGCTGTGATTAATGAGCCCCCTAACGTGTGGAGATGCCCCGGGTCGTGCAGGGTGTGGGTGTGCGAGGGCAGTTGCGACACGCTCAACGTAAAAGAATTCACGTTAAATGTGCCGCCGAAGTTCCATTGTGAAAATGCTACAGAACCCGCAGTACCCCCGCCCGCTGTAGTCACTGTTCTTACCGAAGCATCCTGAAAAGCTGAGCCCGTTTCCTGCGTCCACCCCAAAGGCGGGGCCGCCTGGTTGAACAGCATGCGTGTTCCCATCGGCGCCGTTAGCGTACCAAGAGGCGTACCGCTGTTGTTCACTTGGTTGACGATGAAATTGAAATTCGCCATCAACGGTGTAGCGTCTTCCAACTGCCCGTTTTGGATATTATTCGGTAGCGTTCCAATAATCGACATGACCTACTCCATCAAGGTATAACCGCAGTCCTGATATCGGGCATAAAACGTGCCTATAGACAGACTGTTCACGGCGGTGGCTTGAATATTCAAGCTGAATTTTTTAAAGACGACAGGCGCGCTCCAGGGGACGGTGTACACGCTTGGTGTATTTTTGGGCGAAGCCCACAAAGTACCGTCACCCCAAACGTTCGAGCCCCAAAGACCCCCGATATTTTGTGTCGTTACCGCAGCGTTGCCCACGATATTACCCAAACTGTTCAGCGCACTGATATTGTAAGACACGCTGGCACCAGTAGACGATAGCTCAATCGTGGACTCCACTACCTGTTTCTCGGCCATATGCCCTGTTTTGGGAAACGAGGAACTTTGCATGACCGTTTGCAAGGGTACGCCAAGATCGTCGTATTCCGGTGTAATACCGGCTTGCGGTTGCGCCAGGCCGCGGTACAGTGCACCCGGATGTGCAGCGGTGGACAGCAGGAAATAGGACCCGCTAGTGGCCCCCGATACCGCCGAAATGCAGTCGTAGGGGAAGGTGTGCGGTCCGCTCCACCGCCGGCGGTACAGGTCGTACCAGTAGTCATTGGTAGCTGCGCCCGAAGCGGTGAGCGTCGGAACGCACACCCGGTAGATGTTCCCTTGGAACCCGGCCGCGATCCGTGTTGGCGAGGTCGTGTTCTGGAACGGGGCTTGCAGATCGGCGGGGCTACCATCGCTCAACTTGCTGTTGAGCGGGAGCACAGCACCGAGGGGGCTCAGAAAAAACGGTCCTGCGATACCGATAAACGCCAGGCCGAAACTGGTCGGTACAATACTGCGAGGTGAGATGCACCCGACGTTCAACGTCAGGTAGTTCTGAGAAAGCGGGTTCGTCGTCACCGCGGCGTCGCCCGTTACCTGCCAAATTTGCGAGGGTTTGAACACCACCAACGCACCTACAATCCCGCTTGATGTTGTCTGTACCGGCAGGCCGGCCTGCGCCGTAATGGCGGTATTGTCGCCCACGGTCAACGACTGTCCGGCATTGGTCGCGGTCAACGGCACCAGGACATCGGAATAAAAAAGCTTGTTGCCGAACGAGTAATAGGCGCGGTTGTTGAAGTTCGCGACGCTGGTCGGCACCGCCGGCAAGGGGTTTGTGGCCAAGTTCGCCGCCGTCCACGTTGGTGCGGCGATGTTCGTGATATCGATCACGCCAAAAAAGTTCGCGCCCACACCACTAAACCCCGGGTGGGTGATGATGATCTTGATTCCTATCACGGCAGCCGTCGGGGGCGTCCATGCCCCCGTCGTGCCCGGCGAGGTAGGCGTGTTACCTGCGGTGACGCCTGCTATACCGATAAACGTATTCGTTGCGTTGTTATAACAAAACGGTTCGTCGTTCCCCGGGTTTCGCCCCGTCGACAGCATACCAAAAGTAAGGGTGCCCAAGGTGAAATGCAGCGACACAAAACCGATGGGGGCTACCGCGCCCGGAAACGAGGTAAAAGCCGCGCCTACGCCGGGGCGGGCGGTGATCAGTTCAGGATTTGCCTGGTCAAAGACGAGGTTTTGCAGCGTTTGGCAGGCGCCCGGAAACGTGTCCGTGGCGTCGAAAGCATCGCTCAAGCCCTTCGGGGTGAAGCGAATCGGATATGACTTAGGGATGCCCATTTAAGCCCCCTTTTAATGTATAATTATGGCTTCGACGAACATACGGTACCGGAATGAAAACTATAGAGAATCGATTTAACGAAAAAATAGAAAAAATAACAGAAACCGGGTGCTGGTTGTGGACAGCCGGTGTCGATAAAAACGGGTACGGGGTAATAGGCGTATCCCGCAAAGCAGTAAAAGCGCACCGTTTATCGTGGCTACTGTTTCGTGGGGTTTTAAACACCGAAGACCAAGTTTTACACCACTGCGATATTCCTTGCTGCGTCAACCCTTCCCACTTATTTATTGGAACGCACATCGATAATATGGCGGACATGAAAGCCAAGAATAGAGCTAGGGGGGCAAAAGGTGAAAAAAACCACAAAGCAAAGCTAACCCCGGAACAAATTGCCCGAATTAAGTACTTGCTGCAAAATAATCGATCTTGTAACAGCATAGCTAAAGAATATGGTGTTGTACATTCTACGATAAGCCGCATTAAGCGGGGTGAGGGCTGGCTATAGTTGTCAGTCTGTTATCTTTGTCGGTTTCAACGTTCTATTGGTGTGGAAACGACGCGGATCTAAGCGCACAGACTTAACAACAGATTGCTCATCGCCGTCGCCCATGATGAGGTGAATGCGCAACATCTTGTCGGCTTCGGCTACGAAGCGGTCATGACGCTCGTCGTCCGTAATCCGCATCATCCGATACGCCGTAGCGTGGATTAAGTAGTCAGTGTCGGGAAACCAAGGGGTCGTTGCCGAAGTTTCCGGCGTGGCGATATCCGCCCGCTGCAGCATATAACGGTGGGTTAGAAGAATCGTGCCCGAGGACTGCGGATAGATATAAAGAAGACCCAACCCGCCAGTGGCCTGAGGAGACAAGTCAGTCGCAAACTCATAAGGATAGTTCGCGATGGAGGGGTCTTTAAACTCTTGGTCGTACTGCTCCATCGAGATCGGGTGCAGGAAATACGGGAGATTGTTCTGCGAGAAAAACAGGTCGTAGGTGCGCAGGTAATCCGGCTCCAGATTGAAAGGCCCGTTATTGTTCGGCTGCGCGATGATCGTGGTGGTGACGCGATTGATTTTCAAATCGCGGTGCATCGCCAAGTCCTGCAGCACCAAATTAAGCGACTGTCCACCTTGTTGCGTAAAGCCGGGGCATTTCGCAATTTGTAGGGCGTACGTGATAATTTGGGCTGCGGTGAGTGCCATTTACGCCGCCGCGATCTGTTCGAGCTTGATCTCGCCTTTGACGATTTCCTGCCGGATCTGCTTCAACTGCGATGGATAGTTTTGCAGATGCTGCGCCTGCGCACTTGGTAAAGTACGTTTTTTGTTTTGTTCCAGCAGATCAGCATAAGCTTGTTCAACATGCTTTTCCTGGTCTTTCAGCATCTTAATTTTTTCTTCCAGCAATGGCTTTTCCAATACTTGCTGCTGACGCAGCAGCGATTCACGGCAAGTATCCATGCGTTGGTCCAGCGACTCCTGGGACTCGCCTTCATACAGGTAGCTGGTGATACGCATCGACGCGCCGTTTGGCGCCGGCAGGGTGATTTCAAAGTTGCCCAGGATCGCTGCGGATCCAACTTGATTTTGTTCGTTCATTATCGGCCGCCTCGTCCGCTGATTGTCCGGTTCATTTCTTTACGGTAAAAATTCTCGTTGCTGCCCTGGATACTGGCTTCGTGCCCCCAGGAACGCTGCACAATTTCCTTGATCGTGCGCAGCAAGTCGGTCTCGAAAGTGTAGGTTTCACCGTGATAGTACGGAACCATGTTCACCTTGATGTCGGTGCCGCCGGAGGGTGGCAGATCGATCTTGTATTTCCACAAGTCCTTACCGTCTTCCGTTTTACCCATGTGGATTTCGGTGGTTGTGGAGTTGAACAACAGAACGCTTTGCGCAGCCGCGGCGTTGTGCGCCGCCAGCTCGATAGCTTTCTGTTCGGATGTCTTGGATGCGGCAAGTTCTGCTTCCAGTTCCGCGATACGTTGTTTCAACGTGTCGTCGGACTGTTCTTCTTTTTCGGGTTTGTCACTACCGGGTAGGCGAGTTGCCATTGCTGTCTCCAACGAGTTTAGAAAGCGGGGGCCGAAGCCCCCGATGGCGTTAAGGTGTGGTCACTGTGCCGGCGGTGTAGCCAGCGGTAAAGCCTGAGCCTGCTTCAACCCGCGCCAGGAAAGCCTGGTTCAGGATGATGGAGCCGTAGAACACCTTCCACGATACGACGCGGGTTTGGTTCAACGGATCGGACTTGTCGGCGCCTGTCAGGTAGTGGAACTCTGGATTTTCCAGCAGCACCTGGCCGTAGCTGTGGTTCCCGATGAAGATCGTCGGGAACACGGTCACACCCGTTGCAGGTGCGGCCGGTGGCACTTGTGCGGCGCCAATGCCGGTGATCACCACCGTCTGATTTGGCGCCAGCTGCGTAGCCTGGCCGGCCAGCGCACCGACGGTCGGACCGGAAGCGGACAGCCCCAAGTTCGCAGGGTTTGCCGAAGTGCCGATGTACACGCTGAACGTGTAGCCGACCAGTTGCGGCAATGTGACCGAGATCGAACCTGTCGGGCCGGTGACGCTGATCGCGTTCGACACCTGATAGATTTGCTGCTCGACACTGGTCTGCGACGGCGAGGCAGTGACGATGATCTGGTAGCCGGCGTTGGTCGCCAACTGGCCGCCGGCCGCCGATGCAGTGCCCTGGATAGCGGCATTACCGACGAAGTACGGCATGAAGTTGGTTTCAACGTAACGGGAGCCGCCGAACGGGCCCAGTTCGTTGTTGTACAGACGGTTCACATCGCTGTACGACCAGGCGTTGACCACCACAGTATTCTCGCGCATGTCCTGCGCCGACAGCGGGTGAATCAGCGCGACGTAGTGCTGCATGACAGCGGGGGACTTCGACGGATCGCGGTAAGAACCGGCCTCGATCATCATGTCTTCCCGCTCGTCGCCCATGAAACGCGGCACACCGTAGGTCAGCATGGAACCGACGATACGGTTGTTTTCATGAGGGGTCATGACATCGGTTGCCAGCAAGTTTGCACGGCTGGTTTTGCCGTTGGCAAAGTTCACCTGAGTCGCCGACATGAGGGTGTTCAGTGTGTTGCGTTCCAGCGTTTCCGGCATCTGCAGCGCCACCAGTTCGCAAGCTTGTTGGAACAGGGGGTGCTTGATGGTCAGGTTCGCCACGTCGGTGATAATGACGCGGTCGCCCCATTGCTGTGCGGTGGCGGTGACTTGTTGCAAGGTCATCGCTTCGCCAGGGGGCGCAACGCCTTCCTGCAAAGGTGCGAAGGGCAGCGGCAGGCGGGTGTAGCGCGAAGCCGTGTATGTCGTGCCGCGATTGGTGTCCAGGTGCAGCGGTTTGCCGAACTGGTACGCCACCAGCTGGCGGCGGGCCAGGGGCTCGACTTCTTCCTGAATGTACGCTTCAACGTCGGCCGTAAAGCTGGTCGACTGGTTTGTCACGCCTGGAAACAAGCTGTGCGCCATCGCAAGGATGGCAAGGTAAAAGGTGTTCATGGTCATCCTTGGGGTGGTGGTTAAATGGGTTTGTCTGCCAGGCGTTCACGCGCGCCTGACGAACTTCTGCTTGTTCCTCGTGATCGTACATCGCTGCGCGCCGCCGGCGTTTTGCCGCGCGGTACATTTGCGGCGTTGGACGCTTTCTTCGGCGCCGGCTTCAACTTGCCCTCGGCGATGTCCTTGCCGAGCTGGTAGAAGTACAGCGTTTCGCGGTCGACGTTCTGGCCTTTATTGCGCAGCGTTTTCAGCTCTTTCTCGATGCGCTCCTCGTACTTGGCGCGGCGTGGATCGGCGGCGGCCTTGGACATGAACGCCGCCCGGTCCTGCATGTCACGGGCTTCGGCCAGGGCGCGATTGGCGTTTTGCTGCGTTTCGCGCAGGGTACGATTGGCGTTGATCTGCCATTTGACCATGGGATCGGTTTGCGGATCCTGGAGCTGGCGATCTTCGTCAGCGCGCAAACGCTGGTCTTCGGAAGGCGCCGCGTTGCTGGCTTTCAGCGCGCGGACATCTTCTTCCAGCTGGCGCGCGCGTTCCAGCGCGTCGGATACTGCGCGAGAACTGGAGTCGTCACGCGAAGTACGCCGGGCTTGGCGCGCTGGTGGCGTTTCGTCGTCATCGTCACTCGGTGGCGTTTCGTCGTCATCGTCACTCGGTGGCGTTTCGTCGTCATCGTCACTCGGTGGCGTTTCGTCGTCATCGTCAGGAGGAAAGGGCAAATCGTCATCGTTGACACCGAGAAACAGACTTGCCAGCAGCTTACGAAGAAGGGCGTTCAAGGCGAAACTCCCGAGCCGACAGAGGTCATGGTCGCCGTGGCGGCGCCGGTGATCTGGATGATGTAGTCGACGAAAGTATTTTGAGCGATGGCGACGTGAGTCGGGAGCGTCCAGCCGGTGTTAGTGGTCACGGTCCAGGCAAAAGCGCCAGCACCGTTATTGATCATACGTACCTGCCAGCTGGTACCGATGGGTGACGCCTGGACATTGGTCGGCAAGCTCAGCAGCAAGTTTGCCACGGTGGGCAATGTGAGTGCCGCGCCGGCGCCAAGCGTACCCGCCAGAAACAAGAAGTTTTGCGCCGCTCCTGAGATTTGAGCCCCCGCCAATGTGAACGCCGTGGTGTTCGCCGCCGTGTTGACGGCGGTTTCCTGGAAGGGGTTAATGTTCAGAATGGCGGTGTTGAGCGAAACGGCGTCGGGCATCGCACCATTCAACCCCACACTCGGGTTATTGCCCGGGCCGATGATCGCCGGAAAGATCGAGCCGATCAACGCGGCGAGGTAGGTTTTCAACATGATGCGCTCCTGTAAGATTTAATGAGGGTTTTACTACTTTTGGTTATAAAAGTCAACGTATGCGTCGCGCGCGGATAACGGCAGCGCCCGTGGCCGTACTTACCGAAAAAGAAGATAACGCAACAGCAAATATGGTCGTCGTCGTCGTGACGTTGTACCTCACTGTAGGAATTGTTTCCAGAATAGTAGACCCAGTACCTAAACCGAATCCGGCTTGCCAATAAGATCCTAGAGGCCCGAGCGTTGCACTTGTTGCCGAACTACCCCCGATATTGGAGGTAAATGTGGTCGTTCCTGCGCCCACAATACCCACAACGCCTGAAACATCCCAATCGCCCGCAGTAAGCGAAATACTGACTACATTCGCTACTACCCCGCTCGTCAAAGCTACCGACGACGCCGAAGCGGTAACAAATTCCCCGACACTGCCCGCGTTGGCATCATCCCCCGCCTTAGTGCCGACAATACCTGCCGTCGTGGAAGGTGAGATCGTTCCTGTGGCGCTGACGGTAGTGAATGCCCCCGCCGCCGGCGTTACGCCTCCGATAGCCGCACCGTTAATCGTACCCCCTGTGATCGTCGGGTTGTTCCCGAAAGCAGGATCCGCGCCAGTAACCCCTAGCAGCATCTGCCCCGTGGTTCCAACTGCAGTTTGGTTAATGGCGGTCGTGCCTTCGCCTACCAGGACGCCGTGTGCCGTCAACGTTGCGCGACCAGTGCCCCCACTGGCGACACCTATCGGCGTGGTCGCGCTGACCGTGGTGAACGCCCCCGAAGCGGGAGTCGTGGCGCCTATCGTCCCGTTCAGCGCGCCGCTTGTGCTGCTCAGAGCCGTGAACGTAGCCGCTGCCGGCGTCGTGAGACCCACAGAGGTACTGTTGATACCCCCTGTTGCGCTGAACCCTCCGGTATGCGCCCACACGCCGGTTCCGCTTGTGGACGTAATCCCACTAATACCTACGGCTTGGCCCCCCGTAATCGTCAAAGCGTTTGTGAATCCGGTAAAGGTATCGTTAGCGAAGCCAAAAGCTAGAACAGTAGCCCCCCATTGCACATACGCGTTTTTGTTGCCCGCACTGCGGATAGTGTCAATAAATTGAATAGTTGGGTTTGGGCTATTGTAGATCTGTGTACCCGTAGTGGTCACCGGCGGGATCGCGCCTCCGCTAGCGAAAACACTAGTTCCCGCCAGCGTAGTGAAGGAACCCGGTTCCGGAACAACCCCTCCGATGACAACGCCATCGATTGTGCCGGCTACTGCATGAACTGCAGCGACGGTCGGGTTCGGGTATGTTCCGGAGAGGTCACCGCCGGCCGGTCCTGTCGGAATCGTGCCGGCGGCGATCTGGTTCAGGTAAATGCGCACAGCCCCCGCCAGCTGGTTGAACGCCAACTGGACGCTGATCTGCGTCAGGTCCGCGCCTTGCGCGTCGACCCGGGGAGCGGTAAGAGGGTAAAGATCACTCATTGCATAGCCTTGCCAAACGTTCTTCTCGGCTTGGGTGGGTATCCGTTTTAGCCGACGAAAGCCGAGCTAGCGCCAGCGCCATCCCGACAGCATGCCCCGTTTTCACCGCATACCGATCCGCTTCAAACTCCTGCGCGCGGCACATGGCGAAATACTTTTCCCGGTGAAACAAGGCGTACCCCGAGAATATCCACAGCATACGCCTCCAGGCGTGTTTGTGCACGATATGCCCGCGCTCATGCGCCAGCACTGCTTGCTGCTCCCTAGGCAGGAGCTTATGGAACAGCGCCCCGGTGCGGATCGTGCCCCAGGGCGTCGTGTAGGCGTAAAAGTTTCTCATCGTGGTTGCGCCTGTGGATCGGCCATCTGGTCCGGGTGTATGGCGCCAGCTGGTTGCTGCGGCCGCGGCTGGCCGGGTTGCGCGCCAGGGCGCGGCGTTCCCGCCACACCGGGACCTGCGCCGCCCGGTACGCCCGGCTGCCCGCCTTGCTCTTGACCCATGGCTTTCTGTTGCTTGACTTGCAGCGCCTGGGTGTGCGCCTGGATATGCGCCCGGAACAACCCGACAGGATCTCCCGTCAGCACTGCGCCCTGCTGGTGCTCCTGGATATGCCGCGCATCGTCGTCGGCGGGGTGGATTTCCGCCGGCAGACCGTTGTGCATCATCAAGTTTTCCTCGGAAGGTTCGACATGGAACAGGTTGCGTTCATCGATCAGGATCTTAGGCGCAACTTCCACCCCGAAAATCTGGCCAGTGCCGTACTCCAGGATCGGGGTAATGTCCAGCCGCCGGCCGTTCAGCTGCTGTGGTGGGATGCCGCGCATGACGTTCATCCAGGAAATCATTTGCTGGATACGCTGCATGCCCATCTGGAAGGAGGTGCCGGCCCAGCGGAAGAAGTAACGTTCCCCGAATGCCTGGGGCGGGATTTCCTGCAACCGTTTCTCGGTGCCGACCTCGCCCATGTTGGCAATGGTGATGTCCTTGGTACGGAACTGGCGGTCAAGCTCGAACATGCGTTCCAGCAACGGGTTGAGGATGACTTCCTCGTACCGCTTGGCGTGGTCGACGATGTTGGTTTCCTGGGTTTGCGAGGCGGCGGCCTGCTGCGCCTGGTTCTTGCGGCCTTGCGGGACTTTGCCCAGCATTGCCTCGTTCACGTCCATCGATTCCTGAATTTGCTGCTTGATCGCGCCGCACAGCTGGATCGAATCTTTCCACAGCGGGGGGAAGGTCGCGAACTGCGTCGTCTGCGGGTTCGCCAGCCACACGGCCGCCAGTCCCATGACCATGCTTTGATAGTTCGGCTGCGCCAGCGGGTCGGTCATGACAATGGGCAGCAACGCGTACTGCGCCGAATCCTGGCCCATGTTGAAGTAGTCGTTCAAGTTCCACTGCAGGTATTTGACAGGCTCAATCTTCGATACCCCGAAGGCCGAGCCCTGAATGCGCTCGTTCGGCGCGGACAGGATCGGGCGCCAGCCGCCCCAGAATGGGTTACGGATGATGCCCAGGATTTCGTTTTGTCCGGCATAGTAGATGTAGGCCGGCTCTTTGTATCCCTTGCCGAGGTCCAGGTTCGTGTGCACCTCGTAGATCAGCGCGTACTTGTAGGTGCCCTCGGTGCGCACGCCGGCGTCGCCGGTGCGCTTCTTGGGCGGCACGTATTTTTCGCGCCCGCCCGAGGGTTTGGCTACCTTGTCGATCAGCTCCTTGGCGGTGACGCCGACGAACACGCCTTCGTCGACCAGCTGCTCGAGCTTTTCCTTGGACATACGCAGCCGTATGCAGGTGGCGGTTGCTTCCTCGACACTGTTGCACGTCGGGGGGTAGAAAGCCATGTCTTCGGTGGCGAAAGGCACGATGTCAGGGCCTTCGTCGATGACTTCCTGGTTCTCGGTTTCGTACTCGTCCTCTGCGGTCGTATCCTCGGCCGTGATGGAGCCGTCGGCATTCGCCAGCGTCGGCGGTTTCTTGATGACCTCGGTCACGCGCCGGGTGGACTTCGTCCAGTCCACGTATAAATTCCACTGCCCAGTTACGTCACCAGCCAGCAAGTCCGCGCGCACGATGTCCTTCAACCCGCATTTGCGAATGTAGTGCTCCATGAGCGACATCTGCGCGAACGGTGTTTCGCCGGTAGGGCCGACGGCGTCGACGTGCTTGTAGTTGGCGGGGAAAAGCTGCGCAAGGGTGCGCTTGATACGGGCGTTGATACAGTCGCGCACTGCCGGGATGTAGCACAGGGAATTGCCGGAATACTGCTGGTTTTCGTCAGGCGTGGCCTGGTAAATGTTCCAATACTCCTCGATACGGTCCATCTGCTCCTGCTTGTTCTCGTAGCATTTGGCGATCTTGGGGTAGAGCTTCTCGGCGTCGAGGTAGGCTTCCGAGTCGGGTTTTTCCGCCCAGTTCTCCACCCCCCCGCCGAGTTTCTCCGGATCGATCCCGCGGGAGTCGACCTTGCCGACCTTGATGTCGTCGGTGTCCTTCGGTTTCTTGGCGCGCGGCATTAGCCGATGACCTTGCCTGCCAGGCGCTTAGCCACCGTGGTCCCGGTGTTGCGCTCCCGTGGCGTCCTCGCCGGCTTGTCGTCCGGTTCCGGTTTCTTGGAGGTTTTATCGTAGACACCGCCCGAGCGCATGTCCACGGACTTCGACCAGTTCTTGCCGGCGTGACCGCGCATCTTGTCGTTTTTGATAGCCATGATCAGACCCCCAGGAGCGCCTTGGCGCGGGCCGCGAGAGCGGCGAACGGCGCAGCAACGTCGGCGCCAAGCTTGTCCGCTTCCGCCACAACCTCGTCCCACAGAGAAACGTGGGGCTGCGCCGCGTCTAACGTGGCCTGGTCCTTGGCGAGTTGCGCGTTGGCTGCGTCGAGCGCCGCCTGCGCTGTGGCCACGGCCGCCTGGTCGGCGGCGATTGTATCCATGATGCCCATGATCACAGCCCCTTCTTCGCCATTTTTTCGCGCATCGGGCCGCCGGTCATCTTCTCCGGGACCGATTGCGGCTTGCCATGGGCGCCGCCTTGCTGCTTGCCTTTGAAAAAGTCCGTCGGCTTTTGCGACGGGGCTTTCGGGTGAATTGTCTTCGAGACGGCCATCATTTTCTCCTGGGTAGACTGGTCATGTAGGTCGCGCCCTGAGGATTGATACCCATGTGGGCGTTATCCGGGAGCATATCACTACTTTGGTTGCAAATGCTAGCGGCCAGTGTTTCGAGCCCCTCCACCAGCGTCCTGTGCGGTCCGCGCTCCGGTTCCCCGGATACCCGCAAGTCGCGCCCCAGGGGGAAGTTGTAGCCGCCGGCCAGCGCGTTGCCGGTATGCTTGGCGTCGGGGGTGACGAGCAACAAGCGCCGGCCGCGCATCTCGGTGCGGATCAAGGGCGACAATGCTCCCCGCGCCACCGACGCGTAGCCGCCGCGGTGCGCCGGCAAGTTGGCCGAGCGCAGCGCGTTCATGAGCGGCAGCCTGTCCTTTTGGTCCGCCACGTCGCCGGTGACCCAGCACGACAGGCGCCGCCCCGGGTACACTGCCCGCACCACGGTCAGGATGTCCGGGACGGCCTCCATGGGCGAGACAGGAGAGGCCCAATCGGCCAGCACCACCAGGCGTTCCCCCTCGACCGCCACCAGCGCGGCCGTGGTCTCATTGGCGCTGGCGTTGAACGCGATAGCCAGCTGCGTTCCCTGCGGCGGCTCGTACTCCTCCACGAAGTTCCATGGCCCAAAATCCTCGTACACCGGCGTGCCGGTATAGACGCGCAGCACGTAGGCCAGGGCGTTGACGATGTCGCGCTTGCCAGAGGGGAAGTTCAAAAGTTCCGCCACCAGCTGCGCATGCGCCCCGCGCCCGCCGACCAGGACAATGTCGCCGGCTTCGAAGAACGGCTGCAGTCCCATGATGAACTGGGTCTTGTCCATGTTCTGCGGCGCCTGCAGCGGGCGCAGGTTCAGCGACCGGCCGCGGCTCAGCATCGCGGCGCGCATCGGCTGCAGCAGCCATTCGTCCAGGCTGTTTTTCTCGATGGCCACAGTGGCCTCACCGAATTTCTTGGAGGTGTCGAAACAGTCGTCAATGACCTGGTCCGGTTTCCAGTACTCGCCGGAACTTGCGTGTACGTACACCTTCGAGCCGAGCCGGCTGACCACCACGCGCCCAGTGCGGTCGGACTTTTTCACATCCGTCGTCCGGGCCGGGTCGAGGATCAAGGTTTTCGGCAGCCACGGCGCCGGATCGAACGCGATTTCATTGAAGTGCCGGTCTTCGAAAGGCTTGTCCTGGGTGTCAATGGCCATGAGCATGTACTCCTGCAGGAAGCCCCGCAGCTGCCCGGCGCGCTCATAGGCATCGCGTTTCTTCCTGATCCATTCCATCGGATACCTGTCCGGCCAGGTCGCAACCGTTGCTGGGTCGTCGATATCGCCGTTGCAAATCGGATACCTGCCAGCGGTCCATGCAGCATCGGTCCGCAGCCTCGAGATCATGCAATCTTCCGCCAGCGGCGTACCTGTTACGCGGATCTTGCCCCGCTCCTTGTCCATGGCCGGCATGAGTTCCAGATAGATTTTTTTCATGGTGGCGTCCACCGCCAGCTTGTCCTTGACCGAGGTCCGGTTCTCGATATCGTCCAGGTAAGCCCGGTCCGGGCGCAAGTCGTGCCACTTGAACCCGCGCAGCTCCTCCTCCCAGCCGTGGGCCTCGATCATGACGCCGTTCATGAGTTCGATCTGGTTCTCGTTCCAGACGTTGTTCGGCACTTTCAGCTTCCCGAACAACGAGTACAGCTTCATGTTTTTTACGGCTTCATGCTTGATCGCTTCCAAGCGCTGGCATGCCTTGGTGTACGTCTCACCGAGAATGATGCAGTAGCCGAAGTTGCCAAAACAGGCTTCCAGCAGCAGGAATTCCTCGGACAACGTGGACTTGGCACCTTCGCGGAACGCTTCGACCAGCACGTTCTCGTCGCTGGAGCGCCAGAGATCCATGATGTCGACGTGGAAGGGGGGACTTGCTTGCGGGTGCCGGTGGGGGAAAATCATGGCGCTGCCTAGGGCCCGGTCCTGGGATATGGCTTTCAGTATCGCAGCATTGGAGAGGGCGGCCATGGATTCCGGTTAAGTGGTAATTTTTCGCGAGTATAGCAGATTCGCTTTTGCGTGTTTTTCGGTTCGCGGATCGGGAAAGTGGTCTACAAAAATCACAACCCCGCCGTCCCTCGGGGGAGGGCCCCCAGAGTTGATAATGATTCTCATTTCATGGTGATTTCGTACATAAACGCGACTTTACATAATATAGATTATGCGAATGTTGCACTGCAATACCCTTTATAATCAATGACTTAGAGCACGTTGTATCTTGTCAGGCATAACGAATAACGGTATTTTGGTCGTTGTGCGGTGCAACATAAGTTTGACGTGAGCGCTTACTAACTGCCTGGATCGTGGTGCATGTTTTGGGGTCGTGGACCAGCGCCGTTTCCTCCATATGCAAAACGTCTTAATCGTATCCTTGTCAGAGGTTTTGCGTATTAGCCTCGTCACCAGCTCATGACACGCGCGTGTAGCACACGCATCACCATACTCGCGCAAAAATCCCCTTGCATTAGTTTTAGCATTTGCTATAATCAATTCATCGCAACTCAACAACTAGGAGAAAACATCATGGAAAATAATTACGAATACACACGCAACCAAACCGTGCAGAGCGTTCGTGACGCTGTGTATGCCGCCGCACAAGAAAATGCTTACGACGCCCTTGACGAGGCGAGAGGAGCGGCCTGGGCGGCTGCCCGAAGCGCGGTGGAAGACCAAGACTACACGCCGGCGGTCAAGGCGCCCCAAGAGCTGCAACACGCGCTGAACTACGCCAGGAATGGTGAACGTCTTCCGCGCTGCGTGCTGATTGATCGTATTCGCCGCTTCCTTGGAGTCGGGTCATGAACGACGAAACAATGCTTTGCATCGAAATGGTGCTTGTGGGCTTCGCCTGGGGTTCCCTCACCATCCTCTTACTTTTGCAGTATTACGGGAGTTGATCATGAAACACGTCATCGTCCTCATGGGCCTGGAGCCTGGTCTCAAGGCTCTGGACCCCACCTGTGGCTACCTGGAATACCTGTCGTATGCCGATGTCTACCATCCGTTTGAACGCATGTTCTACGTGCGCTCGGTCCCTTATTCGGCTATCGTGCTCCAATGAAACAGTTCCTCGTCTACGGCCTCTTCGTGCCGTCCTCCGAAGTCCCTGTCGGGTACATGGTCAGCGACGTGTACCCGACTTTCGACATGATGGGTGACAAGCTGGCCGAACTCCTGGGCTTCGATGACCGCGATGGTCTCTTGCTGGCAAACCCAGGCATCGCCATCGCAGCCTTGTGCCTGCAATAAACCAGAAACCGTTTTAAACGCGTTTTGAGCCGTTTTCCTCTTCCGCCCTCATTCCGTTACTCCCTTATCCTTGATCGTTGCCTGTGACCCCGGAATAACGGCCTCCTGGGCTTTTACGGCGGGAGCGTCTCCCCCTGATTCGCACCGTGGGCAAATCTGGCGCCGGCGTCTCACCATCTCGATCAAACCAATCTGAAACGCTTTCCCGCACTGGGAACACAAAGTCGTATCTTTTTGCATGTTCGTCTTTCCATTACTTTAAAACTACTTCTCCTCACTTCCTCACTACTCACGTGTCTTATAGACACACGTGAGTGAGTGAGGAGCCTCACTACTGAAACCTGAGTAAAGTGAGGAAACGTGAGGAAACGTGAGGAAACGTGAGGAAAAATTATTCAACACCGCCCGCAAAACTAAGCCACACACCGTTCTGGTTAAAAATACCCATTTTTACCAACGTGAGGAGAACACGTTTAATATTGTCCTCTCTCTTGTCTGGAAAATTTGTTTTTATGATATCGATAACCTCTACTTCCCTCATGTTGAAACTGTTACAACTTTCATCACTTAACTCGCAATATTCCGCTAATACATTAATAATTGCGCGATGGAAGTCATATCTTGTATCGTTTAAGTTGCTAATCTTTGCTTCTTCACTGTATTTTGCCTTTTTCTGCTTTGAGGGGATATCGTCAGACGGTTGCACCACGCAAGTCGTGATCGGGTCGCCATCGTTATCCTGCCCGACCTCGACCACGGGGAGCGTGAACCCGAATTCAAGGTTCACCTCTCCGTCCTTTTGTTTCGTGATCTTGGCGGCGTGCAGCTCCTGGTTCTTGAACACCTCGATGACCACGTCGGCGGCGGCGTAGATGGCGGACGAGCCGCGCAAGCCCTTGGTGTCATCCTTGCCGGTGTGGTGAACGACAAGGACCATGGCGCCGGTGTGGCGGCTTATGTACTTGCACAGACCGATGAAGACGCCCATGTCCTTGGTGGAGTTCTCGTCGCCGGTGTGGCTGGCGGCCATGGTGTCGAGGACGATGAGGGACGCCCCGCCGCGCAGGTTCGTGCTGGTCACTATGGCGTCGGCGTCCTCGGCGGACAAGAGGTTCGGCGCTGCCGGCATGATACGCGGCCGGGCGCCGTCGGTGCCGAACTGGCGATCGTAGGCGGCAAGCCGTTTCTTGATGCCCTCCTGGGCCTCGGCCGCGACGTACACCACGGCGCCGGCGTTGGTCTTCCGGCCGCGCCACTGGGCGCCCCTGGCGATGGTGGCGGCGAGGTCGAGGGCGAAGAACGTTTTCCCGGATCCGGAAGCCCCGTACAAAACCCCGAACTCGGCCTGTGGCAAGACCCCTTTCACGATCCAGGACAGGGACGCAAACCCCTGCTGATAGTCTTGCCAGGCGTACTGCGGGTAAGGGTCATCGGTGAAGGGTGCGCGAGACTTGGGCGCGTCCGGGTCCCACCCGTGGTTACGCGCCATCTTCATGATGGTCAGGCCAGTCACGGCGCCGGGGCGGTCGCTGTGGATATACGGCCATACCCGCTCGTCCAGGAACGCAGCGTCATGCTTGCCGGACCTGGCTGACCATGCGTGAGCCAGCTGGCGGCCGTGATCGGCGCCGTTGGTCTCCCGGTGGATGGCGAAGATGACATTGCGCCAGGCGTCGTAATCGAGCTCGTCGCGTCCCTTGTTCGGGATCCGGGCCAGGGCAGACTTTAAGGTGTTGAAGTCGATGGTCGGTTTCCAGGTGAGCAGAGGGTCGTCGGCGGAGGGCGACTTAGGAAGCGTATCGGTTGCGCGATGCTTTTTCTCCCATTGGCCGGCGTCCACGAGCCGCGCGGCGATACTCTCCGCGAAATCAATAATAAACGCTTTAGCTTTTTGTTCGGTGAGGATGGGCAGCTGATCGTAGGGTAGGTCGGTGAGACTGCCCCGCGGCCAAGTGTACGGCTGGTGCGTGTCCGGGTGCTCGTGGTACGCCACCCACTGCTGGCCATCGGCCAGGATCTCGACGTGATGCTCGATGTCAGTGACGGTGTCAACGTAATAGTCAGACGACAACTTTTTGAAGGGCGCGGTGCACCGGAACGGGACCAGGAATTTCGGCGCCATGCCTATACGTGTGTGCAGCACAGGACCGAAATGACGCTCCAGGAGCCGGCGCACTTCCTCGGCTATTTGAGCGTCCATGATGTCCACATCGATGGCCGGTGCGCGGGCGGCGAGAATACCCACACCGTCGTCAACCGAGCCGTTCGCCAGCCACGCGTCCACAATCTCGGGGGTGGCGGCAATTTTCTGCCAGCCGGGTTTGCGGGGTCCTTTCGTGCCTGGGGGGATAGGGATGATCGAATAACCAAGCGCGACAAGCTGCGCGCCGTATTCTTTGAGATATCGCATTGAAGGCGCTCCAAGAGGCAACAAGGCCCTGGGTGCCGGTGGCGGCGAACCAGGGCCTTCGGGTTATTTGTGTTTTACAGCTTCGTTTGCGATAGTCCAAGCTAAAGCCACACGTTCGGCGACGGACTTTATAGGTTTTCCGTTTTGCGTCCAGCTATCCTGTTGAAAGGCAAAAGGCAACGCCGCCAAAAAAGCTCTATCTCGAAAGGCTATTCTTGATTTTTGGAGACGGTCATAAGAAATATCGCGCGTTAAGCGTTTCCGACCTGCAGCGTATCCACGTGAATAAGCTTTTGTTTCATTGCTCATTTCTTGCACTCCTTATAATATTTACAGGAAGCACAAGTCGCGTTCAAGTCGCCGCGGTCCACTTCCCCCTTCGCCCCGTACTCGATCCGCGCGGCGAGGTCGGCGGACGCGTTCCGGTGACCTGTTACCAGCTGGTAGAGCAGGATATGCGAGGACTTGGCCTGCTTCGCTACTTCTTTTTTGCGGGTCAATGTTGTTGTTTCCATCCACTTCTTAAAACGATCCGATACCATGGGTTTCTCCTTAAATCCTTAGCGCGAGTATAGGTGTGCGTGGCGGGTTTCGCAAGTGCTATTTTTCAGCGTTTGCTGTAGCACATAACTTGTAAAAATACAAGAAGCAATTGCTAAAATAAAGTTCTTGACTTCATGTTTTCCAAGGCCTAAATTCTGTTCTGCGTTACCCATAAACGGTTTTAAACAAGCAGTACCCAATTCACAGGAGCAACAAAATGGCTATATCGAAAATTGTCCGTCGTCCCGACTTCGCTGGCGGTGGCGTCACCCCGGAAGAAAAGATCAAACTCGACGAACACGCACAGTTGTGGATTAAGCGCGCCATGCGTACTGAACCTATCGACCCTGGCAAGATCGTACCCGCCATCAAAAGCTTGTACGCTGCGGCAAACTTGAAAGAGCCGCGCGTTATTATCGTTCCAAGTCCTGCGGTTATGGCCTTTGCTTATGGTGCAGCTTCGTGGATTTTGCATTGGCGTAAGCAACAAGCTAAGAGCGATGCAACCGGCGCGGCAACCTACTCGGCAACCTACTCGGCAACCGACGCGGCAACCGACGCGGCAACCGACGCGGCAACCTACTCGGCAACCTACTCGGCAACCGACGCGGCAACCGGCGCGGCAACCGACGCGGCAACCCGCTCGGCAACCCGCTCGGCAACCTACTCGGCAACCGGCGCGGCAACCCGCTCGGCAACCGACGCGGCAACCGACGCGGCAACCCGCTCGGCAACCCGCTCGGCAACCGACGCGGCAACCGGC